CTCGCCCAAAGCCTTATTCCATAAGGGTTTGCCGACATTAGCGACAACTGGCGCTGACCAGCCAGTGCATAAACATACAGCGCCATACATTCCGAGATTAGAAACTGCGGTTGTGCGTGATGGCACTTATCTTGCTGATCGTGTTACTGATTGGGCGCGCGAGTATTTAAATTGTGAGTTAATGGATTGGCAGAAATATATTGCTAGTGGTTTTCTTGCGCATGATGAGCATGGCGATCTGTTGGCGCGTCAGGCTCTTGTGTCGGTTGCTCGACAGAACGGCAAGTCTAAATTGCTTGAGGCGCTGGTCGGTTTCTGGTGTACTGAAATGCCAAAATTGCGTGGCGAGCCTCAAACAATTATTACGACTGCACATAAATTAGATTTAGCGATTGAGTTGTTTCATAAAGTTGCGCCTTTATTAGAACAGCATTTTGGTGCAATTCTTACTTGGGCTGTTGGTCGTAATGAAGCCAATTTGCCTGACGGTACGCGCTGGCTGGTTAGAGCTGCTACGCCGACATCGTTTCACGGTCTGACTGCTGATCTAGTTTGCATTGACGAATTGTGGGCAGTGTCACCAGATGCAGTGTCAGTGGGTTTGTTGCCTACGATGCGCACCCGGCAAAGTCCGTTGCTGTTTATGACTAGCACTAGTGGCGATGAGTCGAGCCTAGAAATGTTGCGTTGGCGTGAGCAAGGTTTGCGCGCAATAGATGACGGCACACAATCGTCACTGTACTTTGCAGAGTATTCGCCAGCGTCTACAACTGACCCTATGAGTGTTGACGCATGGTTACAAGCAAACCCTGCAATCGGTCACACGCTGACGGTAGATGTGTTACGCGCTGAGGCTGAGCAACCAAATAGAAATGCGTTTCTAAGATCGTCAGTAAATTTGTGGACAGCCAGCGCACACGGCTGGTTGCAACCCGGTGTCTGGGCAAACCTTAAAACTGATTTGCCTATGCCTAAAGGCGGTGTGCTTTGCATTGAGCAATCACAAGATGAATCGCGATTTGTCGGCGTACGAGCAGCGCTAAACGGTGATGGCAATATACAAATTTGCCAGCAATTTGTTAAAGATACTTTGGCTGAGTGTTGGCAGGCAGTAGATGATTGTTGTAAAGACTCTACGACTCGACTGCTGATTACGCCAGCGTTTGAGATGTCGCTACCACAAAAGTTTGTGCACAGGTCGCAGATGGTTGGCAATCGTGAGATGTTGCGTTGGACTCAGACCGCTAGAGCCGCCATTATTGAGGGTCGTGTTAGGCATGACGGTAGCGCGCTACTTAGCCAGCATTGCGAGCGCGCAGTCTCGGTCAAGAATCAAGGGTCGTTAACTTTGTCGTCAGTTAGGTCACCCGGACCGATTGAGTTGGCTAGGTGTTTGGTGTTTGCTGTCAGCATGGTGCACAAACCTGTAGCGGTTGGTAAACCTATGATCGTTACCGCGTCACGCTAATGTGTTCATGGGTGGCTGGCTGTTTACCTGCTTTCTCGGTCTGTTTGCGGCCAGCACCTATACACCATGCGCGGTAAAGGCGATGGCATACTTACTGCATGGCTAAAACTTTGATTGAATTTATTGCAGACAAAATTACTGCTAACGCAAACGCGCAACCACCAACCAAAGCAGCCGCGTCTGGTAGTTATTATCAGTCATCTAATAACGGTGGCGCTGGCATGATCGGTCAGTACTACTCGTACATTGAGGGTGAATCGCGCAATAAGGCAATGAGTGTGCCTACCGTTAGTCGAGCGCGCGATCTCATGGCAAGTGTTATTGGTTGCATGGGTTTGAAAATGTATAACGAAATTTGGAATGGTGACGAAATGGAAAAGATGCCATTAGCGCCGCGCACTTGGTTGCGCAAGATTGACCCGACATTGCCTAATAATTTTATTTTGTCGTGGACATTTGACGACTTGTTTTTCTTTGGGCGCGCATTCTGGTACATAACATCTCGTACCGCTGACGGATTTCCAGCTTCGTTTACTCGACTACCTGCAGCGATGGTGCAGACTTTAGATCAGTCTGGCCCAGTTTGGTTTGCGCCATCAAAGCAAATTGTGTTTCAGGGTGGCGAACTAGACCCGAATGATGTTGTGCAATTCTTGTCACCAATTCAGGGCATTGTTTATCAGTCAACGCAAGCGGTAGCGACAGCGCTAAAACTTGAGTCGGCACGATATCGCAATAGCAGTAGCGCAATCCCGGCAGGTATTTTGCGTCAAACTGGTGGCGAGCCTTTAAGCGGTCAAGAATTAGCAGACTTAGCGTCAGCGTTTAACCATGCGCGCGAAACTAACCAAACTGCAGCGCTCAACGAATTTGTGACCTACACCGAAACATTGACTAGCCCTGACAAAATGTTGTTGATTGACTCGGCAGAGTTTCAGGCAATGGAAATGGCGCGCTTGTGCAACATACCGCCATACCTTGCAGGCATCAGTGTTGGCTCGTACTCGTATCAGTCAAGTGCTGAGTCTCGAATGGATTTGTGGACATTTGGTGTGCGCGCATACGCCGATTGCATCGCAGGCACACTCAGTCAAAATAATGTTTTGCCTAACGGCACTTATGTTGAATTTGATGTTGAGGATTATCTGACTGGCGAGTACTCGCTAACTAATCACGACATGCCACAAATGCCAGACACGATTGATGTAGCATCAGCGTCATGATCAAATTAGTCCCTTCGCTGATCACGGTTGACGCAGGTGCGGTAGGGGAATTACCGCGCCGCTCAATCAGTGGTATTGCAGTAACTTACGACGAAACAGCAACAGTCGCAGACGGCACACAAGTACGCATCATGCAAGGCGCGTTACCTGTTGACGGTCGCGCACCAAAACTTTACGGCCAGCACGACTCAGGCCAGATCATTGGCAAATTGACTGAGCGTGTAGATACGCCACAAGGCATGATGTTCACAGCAAAGATCAGCGCCACTCGACTTGGTGACGAATATTTGACACTTGCAAATGACGGTGTAATTGACTCGGTATCTGTCGGCATCAATCCGACAAAGTTTAGTTATGACGCTGACGGCGTAATGATCGTTGAAGCAGCCGATTGGACAGAGTTAAGTATGGTTAGTCAAGGCGCGTTTAGCGGTGCAGTCATTACAGATGTTGCGGCGAGTATCCCACAAGAAGTCAAAAAAATAGAGTTAAATGAAGTTATACCTACACAGGAGAAAACAATTATGGAATCAGTAGAGCCAACAGTCGAAGTAGCAGCAGCAGCAGTTGACAAGTTGTGGGCTAAGCCTGCACGCGAATTTGCAATGCCAACACCGGGCGAATATCTTGCAGCAATGCACATTGGTGGCGACACTCTTGTCAATGTTCAGAACGCAGCAAAAGCAGCGTACACAAAACGACAATCAGCATTGCAAGCGGCTGCAGGTGACATTCTTACAACCGACACACCGGGACTCTTACCAGTTCCAGTGCTTGGGCCATTGTTTCAAGACATTAATTTTGTGCGACCAGTTGTGACAGCATTTGGTGCGCGCGCAATGCCGAACACACCAAGCAAAACATTTGTGCGACCAACAATTACAACGCACACCAGCGCTGCAACACAAACTGAAGGCAGTGCAGTCAGTGCAACGACAATGGTGATCGCATCAAACACGGTCACTAAAACAACCATTGCAGGTCAGGTCACAATGACTCGACAGGACATGGACTTTACAGATCCGAGCGCAATGCAACTTGTGTTAAACGACTTGGCTGGCGAGTACCTGATTAAGAGTGACGATGTTGCAGCAGATGCACTTGTCGCAGGCAAAACAGCATCAGGTTCAACATGGACAGTTACAGCAGGCGACCCGACATCATTGATCAATTCTTTGTATGACGCAGCGCGAGAAATTGCTGAGGACTCAAACTACTTCCCTACTCACTTGTGCGTGTCGCCAGATGTTTGGGAAAAACTTGGTGCACAGTTAGACAGCAACAAGCGCCCAGTGCTTGGTTATGTAACTGACGGTGTAGTTGGCCAAAACTCGCTAGGTCGAGTCGGCGGTCTTGGATACAACACTATGAATGTTATGGGCTTGTCGCTGGTTGTAGATAACAACTTTGCAAACGGCACGATGCTTGTTGTGTACGCACCGGGCTTTGAAATCTACGAAGCACAGCAAGGCATTTTGTCTGTTGATGTTCCGTCAACACTTAGTCGCACATTCAGTTACTACGGTTATTTTGCAACATTTGTTGCCAAGTCATCGTTCATTCAGGGCATCGTAATCGCCTAGTCGCATGGCGGACTAAACGCCATGGCAACTTACAAAACACAAACTAAACAATTACTAAACAACTACGCCTGCATTAGCACTCTCGAAGCAAACGAAATTGCGTTAGGCGAGTCGGTAATTGTCTCAGGTTTAGCATCACCATTTGCAGGCACATTTACGGTGCTTGCATTGCCACAATATTTGTTTACAGGTATTGACGGCACAACTGGCGAACTGCTATTTGATGACAATGTGCCAGTGGCTAATCAAGTGTTGTATGCATGCACTGGCACAAGCGTTGAATTTGTTGTTGACTACTCGGGCACTGTCACCTATACGCAGACCTGTACTTGGATTACTGCAGCACAAATATTGACATGGCTAGGTATCTCTACAGCGACTGCTGATGACACAACATTTGTTACGCAGTGCGCAAGCGCTGCAAACAATTTTATTTATCGCAGACGACAGGAATGTGGCTATCACGACAGCCTCACAACTTCGCCCGGTGGCGATGTCACGCTAGGCACGATTATGTATGGTGGCGCGTTGTATCGCCAGCGCGGTGGCATATCTGACTTCGCATCATTTGATGGCATGTCTGCAGGCTCAACTAACGGACTGTCACCACTGGTTAAACAATTGATCGGTGTTGACAGACCACAGGTTGCCTAATGGCAGCGCAAACATACAGCGATCTATTTAACACATCAATAAACACGCTTGCCACAACACTTAACGCAGTGTCGGGCTTGGTGTGCGTCACAGACCCACGCAATGTACAGCCACCATGCATACTGCTTGATGCAATGTCATTCACGGCCTACAACAGCAACATAGTTGACATGTCAATACCAGTCACCGTTATAAGTCTCGGGCCGAGCAACGCTGACGCATACCGCAACGCACTAAACATTGCAGCAAAAGTATTGGGCGCTAAAGTCGCGGTCACTGACGGCAGACCAACCACGCTTAGTATCGGCGGTGTTGACTACCCTGCATTATCGTTAAACATACAAATGAAAGCGAGCACGACCTGATGGACTACGAAGTTACCAGCAACCGTCTAAACGGTCACACTAGAGGTGACATCATTCGAGAGGCTGACCTAGGCGACCTAACAACTGACCTTGAGTTTCTTGTTGACTCTGGGCATCTATCCCCACTAAAACCCAAGAAATCTGCTAAAACTATAAACACAGAGCAAAAGGATTAACCCACATGGCTACCAGCGTCTATCTATCAAACCCTAAAGTAACTATCAATTCAGTTGACTTGCAAGACCAGTGCACAAGCGCCACAGTTAACTATGTTCTTGAGCAGTTAGAGACAACAGCGTTTGGCGACACGGCACGCAAATACGGTGCATCAACAGTGACATCATTGCAAAACAACAGCATCGAAGTTGAGTTGTACCAGTCGTATGCAGCATCAGAAACTGAGGCAACGATCTACGGTCTTGTCGGTATCCAAACAACTTTGATTGTCGCACCCGCTACAGGCGCTGCATCAGCCACAAACCCAACCTACACATTGACAGGCGCATACCTCGAATCTCATACGCCAATCAATGCCAGCCTTGGCGAACTATCAACAATCACACTTACATTTAGCGGTGGCGTATTGACTAAAGCGGTCGCATGATCGCGCGGCACTGGCCGCTGAGAACTAACAACGCAAGACCAACCGGGAAGGTACACGCATGCAACTAAAAATGGAAGCAAAATACAAAGACGGTACAAGCAAAATTGTCTACACAGATTTATGGTGCACAATTTTGTGGGAACGCAAATTTAAACGCAAGATGACAAAGATTATTGACGAGGGTTTTAGTGGCGAGGAATTCGTTTTTTTGACTTATCACGCGCTAAAAAACGAAGGTCAAACAATGCCACTTGACATTGACGAATTTGCAAAACAATTGATTTCATGTTTGCCATTGGAGGTAAACGACCCAAAAGCAGACGCGGTTCTTACCGCTACGGATTAGCGCAAATTGTTGTGGCTACTGGTTACTGGCCTGCTCACATCACTTTTGATATTGACGATATGAACACTGTTATAGAACTTATCAACAAAGAACGCAAGCAATGAGCGCTTCGATGACTGTTCGTGTTGACGGTGTTAAAGACACAATCAACCAGTTAGGCAAAATAGATAAGCAACTGCAAAAACAATTTAAAGCAGACGCGACACGCATTGCAGAGCCAGCGCTTGACGCAGGGCGCAAGTCTTACGCTCGACTAAACAACGAGTCAGACCCTTACGCGTTATCTGGCATGTCAAGATCATGGACTCAGGGCGGTCGTAAAATATTTCCGTTGACAGTCGCTAAAGCGATCAAAGGTGTATCAATGAAATTTGACACCCGGCGTAGGGCTATTGGTGTAATTCTTATTATTCAAAAAGATGTCGCTACTGCAGTGTTTGAAACTGCAGGTCGCAAAACATCAAACAAACTTGGTGTGTCACTTGGCTCTATTGACTCAGGCAAGACTCGACTACTGCAACCAGCGGTTGACGGTGCTCGCGACAAGATAGAAAAAGAGATGAGACAACTCGTTAAAGATGTAACAGCGACAGTGCAGCGAGGTATCTAATGGCTTTATCTATCCCAATTATTTCTGAGTATGACGGCGCTGGCGTTAAAAAAGCGATTGCACAATTTAAAGATTTAGAGGGCGCTGGCGCTAAAGCAGGCTTTGCGTTAAAGAAAGCAATGTTGCCAGCGGTGGCGGTACTTGGTGGACTTACTGCAGGTCTTGGTCTTGCTACTAAAGCAGCGGTTGAGGATCAAAAAGCGCAAGACCTATTGGCTCAACAGTTGCGTACTAGCGCTGGCGCTACTGATGCCCAGATTGCCAGTATGGAAAGTTTTATATCTGCATCATCGCGCGCGTTTGCGGTTACTGATGATGAGTTACGCCCTGCAATGGCAAGTTTGACTCGAAGCACTGGCTCTGCTGAGGAAGCACAAAAATTACTTGAGACGGCCTTAAACATCAGCACGAGCACTGGCAAAGATTTAGAGACAGTCACGCTTGCACTCGGTAAGGCTTACAACGGTTCTACTAGCGCGCTTACAAAACTTGACCCATCGCTTAAAGGTGTCATTGACTCTGAGTCAACAATGACTGACATCACTGACGCGCTGGCAACATCGTTTGGTGGCTCGGCAACGGTAGCGGCGCAATCGTTTGAAGGTCAAATGAAAGGCATGACAATTGCGCTTGATGAGACTAAAGAATCTATTGGTGCTGCATTGTTGCCAGCCTTGCAAGCTTTGCTTGGAATTCTCAAACCTGTCGCAGATTGGGCACAACAAAACACGCAAGTGTTCTTAATCATTATTGGCGTTATCGGTGTGCTTGCTACCGCGGTCGTTGCAGCCAATGTCGCTATGAAAATTTATCAAGCAACACTCGTGCTAACCAAGATTGCCACGGTCGCACTAAACGCAGTGACCACAGCAAACCCATTTGTGCTAGTTGCAGGTGCGATCATTGCTTTGACTGCAGCAATGGTTTACGCAGAAATAAAATTTAATGCGATGTCACGCGCGTTTGACATGTTCGGTAATTCAATCATGGTCGTCACTGGGCCGCTAGGCGTACTCATTGGCGGTTTGCGCAAACTTGTAGAACTTAAAGACTCAATCGGGTCGTTTGACATTGGCGGTATAAACATCCCCGGCTTTGCTGAGGGTGGCATTGTGACTAAACCCACTTTGGCCATGGTTGGGGAAAAAGGCCCAGAAGCAATCGTGCCATTAGGCAAGGGCATGGGCGGTGGCGGTGTGACTGTCAATGTCACTGGCGGTCTGTCAACTAGCGCTGAGATAGGTCAAGCGGTGGTCAATGCGTTGCGCGCATATAACAGGTCTGCAGGGCCTGCAAATATTCAGGTGGCGTAGTGGCTGGCGTAGCGGTTGTCGGGTCTGGCAATTACTCGCTAGAGATTGACACAGGTTTTGTACAAGATGCGTTTATTTTAAACTCGGCAACTGCAGGTGTACTTAATAACACGCAATATGTTTTAGACGGTACAACTAACTATGCAGAGGTTTTAGACGGTTGCACAAATGTTGGCGTGAAGCGTGGCAGGCGCGATCAAGGCGACCAGTTCAGCGCTGGCACAATGAATTTTGTTTTGCTAGACACGGACGGAATTTTCAACCCATTTGACCAGCAATCACCGTACTACGACAGCACAACACAAAAGCCGGGATTAGCACCTATGCGCAAAGTGCGATTGTCTCGATACAGCAACATCAATGTTAAAGAATATTTGTTTACTGGCTACATCGTTAATTATGACTACAACTTTGCTTTAGGCGGTATAGACACGGTCACTGTTTATTGTGCAGATGATTTTTATTTATTGGCACAAACATACTTTGCAGAATTCAATGTCAGCGAGCAGATTAGTAGCGCTCGACTTACCGCAGTACTAGATCTGCCAGAAGTCGCATTCCCTATTGCTCAGCGCGACATTGCTACAGGCACACAAACGCTCGGCGGTGCAGCTGCTTTTACAATCCCAGACGGCACAAATGTTTTGGAGTATTGCTCACGCATACAGCAGGCTGAGCAGGGCAGATTGTTTATGTCGAGAGATGGCGACATTGTGTTTGATGCGCGCATTGGTAACACGCTGTCAGGGTCTGTCGCAGATTTTCACGATGACGGCACAAATTTTAAGTACAACGGCGTAGGCATAAGTTTTGAAGCAGATCAAGTTGTTAACAGGGCATCAGTGACTATTGCTGGCAGTAACTCGCCACAGGTCGCAGACGACCCAGCAAGTCAAGCCGTGTACTTTATACAGACTCAAAGCATCACGGAATCGTTGCTACACAATGACGCTGCAGCACTGTCACTGGCAGAGTACTTGCTAAAGGGCGAGCCTGAGGCGCGCTACACAAGTGTTGAGACACAGTTCAACATGTTGACTACGGCGCAGCGCGACACGCTGGCAACGATAGATATTGGCGACACAATCACAGTAGAAAAGACTTTTAGTAGCGGTGCAGGCACGACAGAACTGGCACAAGAGTTGGCTATTGAAGGCATCGAGCATTCAATCAATATCAGCAACGGTCACAGTATTGCTTTGTTTACATCGCCAACCACGATCGTCTATGAACTAATACTTGATGACGCGGTGTACGGTGTCATCGCCCCATCGGACAATGTTTTAGGATAATCTAAGGAGAACCATGACTACACGCCCAGTTTTCGTTGCATCACAAGTATTGACTGCAGCCGAACAGAACCAACTTGCTACAGCAATCGTTGCCATTAACGCCCAGACAGGCACAACCTATACAGCGGTGCTTACTGATGACGGCAAATTGATTACTATGTCAAATGCGAGCGCTAACACTTTTACAGTGCCACCAAATAGCAGTGTCGCGTTTGGTATCGGTACGCAATTAAACATTGCTCAACTTGCTGCAGGCGCAACCACGATTGTTGCAGGCTCGGGTGTTACTTTGAATAGTGCTGGCGCAAAATTAAAACTTGATGCACAATACGCGGTTGCAACATGTGTAAAGACTGACACTAATACTTGGTTTGTTGTCGGCAATTTGAAAGCGTAATCATGCAAATTCTTGGCGGTGTTGGTGCGGCTGGCATGGTGACAGTAAATTTTTTAGTTGTTGCAGGCGGTTCTGGCGGTGGTGGTGGTAATGCTGGCGGAGGCGGTGGTGCTGGCGGTCTCAGATCATCGGTGACTGCTAGCGGTGGTTCACCGGGTACTGCTGAAAGTCCGTTGTTACTTGCGACTGGTGTTGCTTACACAGTTACGGTGGGCGCTGGTTCTGCAGGTGCGACAACGACACTTGGCGCGAATGGTGCTAATTCTGTGTTTGACACAATCACATCTTTAGGTGGTGGCGCTGCTGCTACTGACGGCGGTTCAGTGCAACCTGCTAGCGGTGGTTGCGGTGGCGGTGGGTCATCGACTGCACCACAAACAGGCGGTGCAGGTACTGCTAATCAAGGTTTTGCAGGTGGCACAGGTACAGGGCCAGCGACATACAACAATGGTGGCGGTGGTGGTGCAGGTGCTGCAGGAAGTGGTCAGACTGGCGGTGCTGGTGTTGCTGTTTCAATAACTGGCAGTTCAGTTATATACGGTGGCGGTGGTGGTGGATCATCGTATGCAGGTGGCACAGGTGGTGGCGGTGCTGGTGGCGGTGGTGACGGCAATAAAACTGGTATCGGTGTCGCCGGGACAAACGGTCGTGGTGGCGGTGGTGGTGGGTCAGGTTCAAGTGCTGGCAGTTTTATTGGCGGTCAAGGCGGTAACGGTGTTGTGATAGTTGACGCTGGACAGGTTGCCGCATCGACTACAGGTTCACCAAGTTTGTCGGGAACGGTTTACACATTTACTGGTAGCGGAAGCATTACATTCTGATGGCCTACTACGCACAAATAGTTGACGACATCGTTACAAATGTAATTGTCGTCAACAATGATGTCCCATACAAAAAGAAATTTTGCACTGATCTTTTTGGCGGTGTTTGGGTAGAAACATTTATTGACACAAACAAAAACTTTGCAGGCATCGGCTACACATACGATGCAATCAATAAAAACTTTATTGCACCACAGCCTTACCCATCTTGGATACTTGACGAAAACGACATTTGGCAACCACCAGTGCCACAACCACCAGCGCCACCAACCACACATTGGAACGAAGAACTACAAGAATGGATACCAAATGAACTCTAAAAAAATTAACCGCGCTAAACGGCAAATTGGCGACCAAACTACTAAAGGCGGTTTGCTTGGCATCATGATTTATGCACTGTCTCGAAACAATGTTGATCCAGTGCTAATCGGATTGATTGTGCCGGTCGCGGCCAGCGTGTTGGCGTGGGTGTCAACAAAAATTGGTGACCCTGATTTGGCTTGCATGTTTATTCCTGACGACAAAAAAGAAGTTTGAAACCGTACACAGTTAACGCCGCACCAATAGTGCAAGCACCATTGGCTGGAATGGATTATTGGATTACTCGCGCGATCAGACATTCAAATAAATGTTTGTGGAATAACGGATCGTGGATAATTCGAGACATAAAAAACAAGCCGGGCACAATTAGCAATCATGCAAAAGGTGTTGCAGTTGATTTGTCGTACCGTTATAACTCAAGCAATGGCATTGGTCGCAAAAAATCGTTGCCAT